GGTGTGGCAAGACTCCGATATATCGTCTGGTTCTACCGTTAACGATTCTCCTACCTCTAGAGCAAGAGTGGACGGAGATGCGGCTACAATCCAACGAATGCTTGATAATGTTCGTAACATAAGCGGAAACGGAAAGTGTGGACAGGCTATGGTAAAAACTTTCCAACCACTAGGTGACACTGTTTATGTGTCGGGAGCAAGACTTATATCGGGTCAGAATGTAGGAATGTATCTGTGGAGAATCACGGTTCGTCCTGGACCTCCAGGAGAAAAGTTGAGTCTTGTGCAGGCTTCTCGAAACGACATTCCTAAGATTATCGTTTTGAACGATACAATTACAACAGAAACACCACACGGAAATAGGGGCGTATGGCTGTTGACTAAATCTCCAGCCGTTCCTCAATACACCATAGCGTAATCACATGAAAAAGATAAAGCCATTTTCTAAATTTATTGGCGAGGAGTTTCCTCCCTCTGTTGCCGCACCAACAAACACCGCTTCTGGTGCGAATATTGCTGGTTTGCCCCCTGACTTGCCTCCCGTACCAACCGCGAGGCAGAGAAAGAAATCAAAAATTGTAAAGCGTAGACCGCCAAGGACATAAATACTCGGTAATCCGCTTTAGAAAGGAAGTGACTACATGATTAGTCCTGAACTCATTTCGTTGGTTGGCGGTGCAGCCACAGGTTTCCTGTTCCGCTATATGGCGCAGAAGTCGCAAGATCAGAAAGAGATTTTTGAACGCCTGATTGCCGCAAACAAGCAGACAACAGAAAACCAAGACAAGGCAGCACAGCGTGTTCCTCTTGATGTTGGGCGCGGAATTCGTCAACTCATTGTTCTTGCAGTGCTGTTCGCAACCCTGCTTGCTCCCTTCATCCTACCGTTCTTTGGATTGCCCACATTCGTGGAAGTGGACTCCACCACGCCAGAAGGCTTGTTTGGACTGATTCCACAATCTACACGCAAGTATTTCGTGGAGATCAACGGCTTCCTGTTTGCGTCCGAAACTCGTCAAATTCTAGTGAGCATTGTTGGTTTCTACTTCGGTAGTGCCGCTGCTTCAAACAAGTCGTAAGGAGACAGCCATGACCATTCGAATTCTTCTGATGCTGGCTTTTTTGATTCTTGTTGGATGCAACACTTCACCTGTTATTGTTCCTGACAATACAACAGACAGTCCAGTTATGATGAAACTAAAGCACGACATCACCAACGGTGGAAGTGTGGACAGAAACTGGGGATGGGTGTTGTGGTATGTGCCAATACTGCTGCTTGTTCTTGCGTGGGTGTGGAAGGAATTCGTGAACAAGCCTCTTCACCTTGACGATAAAGAAGAGTCCTCAAACGATCCACAGCAGCCGACACCCTAATCTAATCGTCCGCACAACGGACATCTTCGGGTAGGCTCTCGTACATCTTTTTGCAGATGTAGTACGAGTCAACAATGTCCGAGACTGGGCTTACGCACTCCTGACGCTTTGGTGTCAGGAGTGTTTTTAAATCGACTCCTGTTTCTTTTATCCACGCATCGTACATTGAGTTTTTGTCTGCGTTGCCCTTGCCCGTAGCGTACTTTTTAACTTCTGTTGGTGGAATAATAGTAACAGGAACGCTTAACTGATACAGTTTGTATTTAAGTATTCCAGTGTTCTCCGCAATATGAAACACTCTTCCGCTTGCAGAGTAAGCGTATCCCTCAAGCGCGACATGGGTACAACCCATCACGATGTCTAAAGCCCAGTCTGCGATGGTTTCGTATCGGTGTTGATCGTTGTCCCAATCACTGAGTCTTTCACCAAAAACATTCATGGTGCGGATTTCACTTTGACGCTTGTTGTCCGTCAAAAAATAAAACGAGCAGCCACCATACGAGAATTTTCCCGTGGAGTTGGCGCGGAACAAGCAAATTGCAGGACCGCACAGAGAATAATCAATACCTGCTATCACCATACTCCTATTTAGGTAGTCTACATACAGATAGAAAGGAGGAATCCACGCATGATTCCAAATGTTCAGACTGAGAATTACAATGAGACAGTCCTCATTCCCGTACTACAGGACAAGGTGACCGCTTTGATGAATCAGACAATCATCCTCGAAGCCAAACTGCAAATCGCAGAGAAGCAGAAGGCTGAGATTCAGAAGCAGTTCAATGCGCTACAAGCCCAAGGCTCTGGCGAGCAGAACGCCAACTAAAAAAGCGCAAGCACTGATCAATACTCTTTGAGTTTTGGTTAGTTCCATTTTTCTGCCTCCACGGTTTGGGTTATCCACTCCAAAAAGAGGTCTAGACGAACCACGGAGTTCTCGTACAGGTGTCCTTTCCCTATTCCGATAGAGGAAATGATTCCTACGAGAACTCCGTGTTCGTCATATACCGCCCCTCCAGAATCACCGAACCAAACGGTTCCCTCTAATGGAAGCATTTTAAATACAGTCGGGTCTTCAATCAATGTTCCGTAGTACCAGAATACTCCTTGATTGCTTTTCTTTTTGATGCCACCACCATAACCAACAGTGGTGAGTTCCTGACCACGAATGTATGTGTATCCGTCTGAAACAAGTTGTGAAGGAGTTTCAGTACAAACTTTTTCGAGTCGCAGTACAGCGAGGTCAACATAAATGGTGTCTCCTATTTTGTAATATGGGTGTAATTTTACATCTGAAATCCGATACAGGGTTTCACCACACATAAAAAAATCGGGCTTTACTGCATCGGCACAATGCCCTGCTGTAAGTACATGATTGTCTTCGATTAGGACACCACTGCCGTATACGGAGCCACCAGAATCAATCAGACAGCCCACCTGTGGCTCCTGACATCCCTCCAGCAGAGAGAAACCCCTCAAGAAGAACGGCAGTTCTTGAGGGGCTTCTTCTACTGGTTCGTGTTCCTCACACTTAGGCGAGGGTGCGCTCTTCGGCGCAACGGCAGTTATATTTGACGCACAGGCTTGCAGTAAGACGAGTGCAAGGGCTACGAGAAGAGATTGGAAACCGCCTCTCTTCATACCAATATTTAGTTGATCTTGTGGACTAAAAATGTCTAGATTTGTAAAAAGAAACAACCCCCTTTCGGGGGTTGTCGGACGAGAGATGCGATCTCCCGTGGGGTTGTCGCGTATCTTAAGACAGAGGCGACTCTTTATGTAGTCAAGTCCACCACTTCACACTTGTCTCCCGAACACGCAAAGGTCTGCGTTCCCTTTGTGGTGTCGGTCTTCTCGTACTGCGTCAACTCGCTCCACTCAATCTGCTGTGGCAGTTTGGCGAGAGCCGCTTCGTACTGCTCTGCGGTGCAGTCTTGATACGGAGCCTGCTGATATGTGTGGTCGGAGTGGGGCAGGAACGAGATGCCGCTGATCTCGTCAAAGTGCGCGTACACCCAAGCACCCACCTCCATCCACTCATGCTCACGCACCGTGACGGTGATGCTTGGCTTGTGTTCGCACCAGTGACGCTGATAGGTGAGCCACAACTCCAAGTGTTCGATGGCGGTCATGTCGTTGCGCGTGACCGATCCCACAGCCTTCTGCGGGAACGAGAACACCATTGTGTGGTCAGGGCGCATGACACACGGCTCCGCAGGAAAGCCCTTGTCAATCATAAACTGGCACATGGGGTCTTTGCGGTCGGCACGAACGGTACGAATGTAGTATTCGCTGTGCCGTGCGTGAATGCCGCTTGCGGAGTCCGTCAACTGCGACACCGTGCCGCTTGGCTTCACACAAGTAATAGCCGCTGCGGGGTTGATGCCGATCCGCTTTGCCCACTCCTTGTTCGTAGCCACAGCGTCACCCTTCAGCGTTTCAAGCAGGAGGTTCAGGTTGTCGCCCTGTGACCGCATGAAGTGGTTGTCAAGAATGCCCGTGAGCGAAACACCAAGCAGTGCCTCCTCCTCGCAGTTCTTGCGCCAATCGCTGCTGAGATACGGGAAGTGGGTAAGCGAGGCTTGCCAAGTGCCAAGAATGGCTGCAAGGCGCACCTTCCGCTTCAGCGACTCAGGGGTGTCGTCTGCGCGGACAATCACTTCGCTCAGGTTGCAGAACTCCTTGTCCCGCAGGATGATCTCGGAACACGGATTCGTGCCGAACTCGTAGGATGCGTCACGGCGGTCGCCCAGTTTCTCCACGGTCTTCTGTGCAGCCTGACGGTTGAATACACCGCGCTCACCGCTCTTGGACTTGTACAGGGACAGCCACTCCTCCATGAATGTGCCGATCTCGGGCTTCTCCTTGTACGCAACGGAGTTGTTTGCTAACGCCCGTTGTGGGTTGTCCAACCACCATTGACCAACCTTAGCATCACGCATCCGTTCATCCGTGAGGTTGGAAAGCGAGATAAGAGCCGATCTACGGACACCCCCGACAACGACAATCTCTGCAACCTTACAGATAATGTCGTGGCATTCAATGGAAGTGAGTTTTCGTCCCGCAGCCTTCTTAAAAGTACTGACGGTAAATCGGAAGAGGTCTTCCAGTGGCTGTGGTCCACTTGCGC